AGCACCATGATTAATGAATTTCGGTGGGATTTACATGAGGCGGGTGTGTTTTGATCTACGATCCTATTGCCATAGAGGCCGGTTTGCCGACGCTGGTTATCTACCAGGAGCCCGGTCCGGATGATATCCCCAGGGAATGCGAGCCCATAGGGATGTTTACCCCCCGGGGCGATATCCCCATAAACGGATTTGATCGGTATTACGACGATTGGCCAATCGCCGTATGGTCAAACTGTGTGCCCGTTCCTGAGTTTGTGTCTATTGTCGGCCGCCTGGTCTATTTGACGAACGATGACCACAAAGAGACCTACACTGTGCCGGCGGTACAGGTTTTAAACCGGGAAGATGCCGAAAGGTTGCCCGGTTTTACAGATAAAATTGCTTTTCCCTGGGACTAAGGAGGTAACACCATGCCAGGTTTGTTGATGGTCCAGAATAACGAGCAGTACCTCGAACAGCAGCGGGCCGAGATCCAGAAGCGCGTGGAGGAGCGGCAGAACTCTCCCGTTATCCTAAACCTGGCGTCTTATGTTCGCCGGTGTTGGGATGCTGCCAGGGACGCCAAACGGCCGATAGAAGAGCGCCTTTTGAAGTGCCTGCGCCAGCGATCGGGCAATTACGATCCCCAAAAGCTGGCAGAGATAAAGCAGGTCGGCGGGTCCACGGTCTTTATGATGCTCACTGACGAAAAGTGCTCCGCTGCCGAGGCCTGGATTGAGGACACGGTTATCTCAAACGATGAACTCCCCTTTGGCCTGGACAACACTCCGGATCCGGACCTTTCCCCACAGCAGCTTGCTTATCTAAAACAGCAGGTTATCACCGAGGCACAGCAAGAGATCCAGATGGGCTATGTGGTAACCCCCGAGCAGATGATGGATCGGGCCCAGGAGCTGGCCGAGGACTTGCTGGCCAACATTGGCAGGATGGCCAAGGAGAGCGCAGAGAAGGTTCGTCAAAAAGTCGCCGACGTTCTGGTAGAGTCCAAATGGAAAGATGCTATGCAAGAGGCCTTGCCAGACCTTACAACCTTTCCCAACGCCTTTATCAAGGGGCCTGTTCCACGTCGCAAAAAGTCTTTGGCCTGGGATGGCTCCGGCCAGGTCCGGGTCGACAAAAAGGTTGTCCTGGAATTCGGGTCCCCAAGCCCGTTTGACATCTATCCGTCTCCTTCCTCCAAGGGCATCAACGACGGCTATTTGATCGAGCACCACAGGTTGAAGCGTTCGTCCCTTGAGGAGATGATCGGCATTGAGGGATACGACGATGACGCTATTCGGCGCTGCCTCGATCTATACGGCCAGGGCGGGCTTCGTAATTGGCTTTTTATTTCCAACCAGGTGGAACGGGCCAGGCTCGAAAGCAGGGAGCAAGAGGACCGGGATCCGGAAGCGCGCATCGATGCCTTGCAGTTTTGGGGTCGGATCCAAGGATTGATGTTGCTGCAATACGGAATGTCCATCGATCAAATCGAGGACCCATTTGCAGAGTATGAAGCCGAGGTTTGGCTGATAGGGCCCTATGTGATCAAGGCCGTTCTCAATCCTCACCCGCTCGGCCGCCGGCCATACCACAAAGCGGCTTTTCGTAAGCGCAAAAACTCCTTTTGGGATACGGCACTTCCTGAGATCCTGGAGGACATCCAGGATATTTGCAACGCTGCAGCGCGGGCCATGGTCAACAACATGGCGATCGCGTCCGGGCCCCAAGTCGGCATCGATGGAACCAAGATTATGCCTGGGACCGACAAGACCAAGCTTTACCCCTGGAAAGTGTGGGAGTTTGACCTTACCGAGGATCAGAACAACAGCCGGCCGCCCATGTGGTTCTTCCAACCCAATCCCATGACCGAGGCCTTGCTTAAGCTGTACGAGTTTTACAGCCGTGAGGCCGACAATAAGAGCGGATTTCCTCGGTATTCCTATGGTGGGGAAGCTAAAGGCGGCGCCCTTGGGACCGCTTCGGGTCTTTCCATGATGCTGACCAACGCCTCCAGGGGCGTCAAGAAGGTTGTTGCCAACATCGACAAGGGATGGGTTGCAACCTCCGTGCGTGACACCCATGAATGGTTGTTGCTGTTCGACCGGGATCCGATTCTTTACCAGGGAGACGTCAAGCTGATCGCCACCGGATCCAGCTCCCTGGTGGCCAAAGAGCAGCTTCAAATCCGTAGAAACGAGTTCTTAGGCACCGCATTGCATCCGACCGTTGCCCAAATCCTTGGGCCGGAAGGCCTTACCGAGATCCTTCGCGGGATCCTCAAGGGCCTGGAGTATCTGCCCGGGGAGGTCTTGCCGACCAAGGGCCAGGCAGCAAAGATGCAGTGGGTCAATCAAATAGCATCCGGAGCCCTGCCCATGCCGGCGCAGGCTCCACAAACCCAGGCCGACGGCTCTAAGATGGGTGGGGCTGATACTCGGCTGTTCAATTAAAGGAGACAACCGTTGATCAAGATTAGCGTAGACAAAGAACATGCCGAGGCTTTACGAGCGATCGAGCTTATCAAGCATAAGTGTACGGCTGAATTTAATTTGGTAGTGGAATTATTAGAGCAAAATCTGGCCAGGCTCCGTAAGCAAAATGACACAAACACCGGCGATATACGGGAATGGACACAAGGGGGATGTCAGATTCTAAAATCCACGGTAGATATTCTTAAAAACACCAGGCATCACTTGGACATTTTAAGACCGAACCAACCCGGCCAAGGCCAGGGTTATAGGGATCCGCACCGATTGTTTTAATCACGCCTTTTTCGACGCTCACTTAACGCTCTGGCCGCTTGGCCAGGGCGTTTTTTTATACATACCGCTATGTGCGGCCCACCCCATTGCCCGCCTTTTTACTCCATCCTACACGGGAAACAGACACTGTTATCGCTTCATCCGGATTGGCACCTGGATAGAGCGGAACCCGATGAAGACGGCAGCACCGGCCGTGACGCGACACGATACCGGAGGCTGATCAGCTCAAAGGAAGGAGACAATCATGCCAGCACCATTACCCGCAGCGGTGGCCAGCCAGGCGAAAGCCTCGGAAGACATGGCCAACGCGCTTAGACAGGGCCAGCACCCGCAGGCCTCGACACCGGCAAGCCCGGACACCGTCGTTCAGACGACCCCGGCCCCGGCCGAGACACCCGCACCCGCACAGCCGGCTCAAACGGTCACGGATCCGCAGCAAAACCTTACCTGGGAACAGCGATTCAACACCCTCCAGGGCAAGTACAACGCTGAGATTCCGCGACTAAACAAGGCACTCGAAGATTTGACCCAAAAGCTCAACGCCACGAATCAGCGGTGCCTCGATCTTGAGTCCGAAAACCGGCAGCTCCGTGAGGCTGCCAACCAACCAGCTACGCCAGAAGGCGAGGGGAAAATCACCATCAACCCGGACGATTTCGAATCCTACGGCCCTGAGTTTGTCCAAATGGCCACATTGCTCCAGGATGTGGCCAAGACCAACCAGGATACCGTGAAAAAGGTCGAAGACTTCTCCACTCAAACCGCAACGGACGCAGCAGACGCTCGAACCAAGTTCGAAGATGCGCTGACGGACCTGGTTGGGGATTGGAGAGCTCTTAACTTCGACCCTGGATTTATCGCCTGGTTACAGGTGTTGCCCCAGGGGGCCGATAAAACGCGGTTGCAAGATCTCCGCGACAAAGAGGCCGCCCTCGATCACGCCGGATGTGCGGAGCTATTCAACGCTTACAAATCCGAGCACCCATTCCAAATGCCTGGGGCCCAAACGACCCCGAATCCAAATACACCGGCGCCAAACATCAACAGCCAGTTTACCCCGGACAGCTCCGGCGGTGCGGGCGAAACGGCTCCTAATGTTTCGCAACGGACTTGGACTCGCGCTCAAATCAAACAGTTCTTCCTGGACAAGGCCAACGGCAAGTACAACGGCACCCTTGGTACTCCAGAAGATGCAGCGGCTTTAGAGCGGGACATTCATGCGGCGCCAGGAGAGGGGAGGGTAATCGGATAGTGGAGGATAAATTCCTATGACATATCCGATTCATGCCAATGCCGGTGCGGCTTATCAAGCGGCTGGTGGTCTTTCTGGCACCTACATCCCGGAGATTTGGTCCGGGAAGTTGCTGGAAAAGTTCTATACGGCCACCGTCTTCGCTCAGATTTCCAACACCGACTACGAAGGCGAGATCACGAAGTACGGTGATAAGGTCAAGATCCGTACAATCCCCAACATCGTTATTCGGGACTACCAGATCGGCGAAGGTTTGACCTACGATCGGTATCGTTCTGACAACGTCGAGCTGCTTATCGACCAAGGTAAATACTATGGCGTGAGCATTAACGACGTTGAAAAGAAACAGTCCGATATCGACTACGTCAACGCCTGGGCCGAGGATGCGTCCGAACAGATGAAGATCGTTATCGATGCGGCCATCCTTGCCGACATTCCTGCCGATGCTGCCTCGACTAACGTGGGGCAAACCGCTGGCAAGATCCACGGCGGCATCGACCTTGGGACCACAGCTGCCGACGGATCCAATGCGATCCAGCTCACCGCTGACAATGTGATCAATTACATTATCTGGTGTGGCCAGGTCCTTGATGAGTGCAACATCCCCGAGCAAAATCGTTGGATGG